ACGTGAAACTCACCTGATTTATGCCTGACGACATCTTTTCAGCCCTCGGCGGGCTGGCCGGGGGCTGAAAAGATGTCGTCAGGCATAAATCAGGTGAGTTTCACGTAATATATCTTCCCCGGCTCCCTCAACTCCCGCACCTTCTCTGATGCGATGGCCCATTCTCGCGCGGCTTCCATGTGCGCGTTGGCGATGTCGATCTTGCCCGGCTTCCCCGTAATGGCATCCTTCAACGCCAGGCATTCCTCTTCCTTGGAATGGGATTCCATCACACGGAGGAGCAGGAGCAGTCCCTCCTGGGCCATCCATTCCTGCAACTTGCGGGTTTGGTCGTTCGTCAGAGGGATTTTTTCGGAGCAAATCATGCGAGGGATGACCAGTCCATATTTCGGAGTTTGTAATCCATAACACGGCGAGTATGCCGCCAACTCTGGCGCGGCGTCAAGGGCTTTTTTTAGGAGCAGCGTTCGCCTTGGCCTGGGCCATCGTCTGGTCGTTCTCAATCCTGGCTGCCGTCTGCTTCTGTTCCAAGGCAATCCTGGCCTCAGATTCCCGCTTCTCCCGCTCGATGCGGGCAGCCGTCTCCAAGTTCTTGCGCTGTTCCTCGGCCTGCAATTCGTGGTTCTTTCGGGCTTCCTCAGCCTGGGCAGCCTGCGCCTCTGCGGCGGATTTCTGCTGCGCCTTCTGCGCCTCGACGTTCTGCTTGTTTACCAACTGCTGTGCCAACTGGGACAGCTTTTCGAGTTGCTGGACCTGCTGCTGTAGCTGCGTGATTTCCTGCTGCGCTTTGCCGACTTGTTGCGCGGCGGGCTTGCCGATCTTTTCCTCGACGGCTTGCAGCGTGGCAGTCTGGGCGCTCTTGATGGCCTCAATAACCTTCGGGTCAACTTCCCCGCCTTTGTCGTCTTCACCCGCCGCGCGGAGCCTGAACGTCTCTGGCGCACCCAAGAGCTTTGCGGCGAACTCCAGGAGCAGTTTGACGTTTTCCGCGCCGACCTGCTTGTACATGTCCGGGTGAGACGCGATCATGCCGATGACATTCATCATGGCCTGCCCGCCTTCTTTGTTTTCCTCGGCGGTATCCCCCTCGCTGGTCCTGGCGAAGTCCATCAACTCGATCTGCCTCCAATCCCCGGCGATGATGGCCTTTTGCTTCCCCTTCTTTACCAGCTTGAACCCGAGCTTCTCGACTGATTCCTCAAGCCCCGGCGTGCTGGCGTCAACCTCAGCTTCAAACTCCGGGTCGGCGTAGTTCCGAGCGGCGTTGAAAATCTGCCGCTTCCAGGCGTCAATGCCGGCGTCCACGGCAGAGCCAATGAGCAGTTCACGGTCGGCGGTGGCCTGTTGGAGCATGGCGATCTCCTGCTTGCCCTGCTGATGCGGCCCCGCAGAGCCGGTTCCCTGGGCGGCAATGAGAAGCACCCGCTGCATGATGTTCAAGAACACGTTGAGCGTGGAGAACATCTCGGCCACGGAAGCCTGACCGAGGTTGACGGGGAAGAAGGCGTTCTGGCCTTCGAGTTTGGGGATGCGGTGGGCTATGGAGTCAAGAGGAACCCAAACAGTCCCTCGATAGAGACGTTCGCCCTCATTCTTCAGCCTCTCAATGTCTTTGGCGTCAACAAGGTTCGTGTCGTAGAAAATGATTCGTTGGAGGTTCTGCTTCGCTGTGAGCAGGATTTGGGAAAGGATGTTCCCCAGCCAATCCTGCCACGGGATGACCTCAAGGGCAAGAGACGGCATCCGGTCGTTGTTCTCGGAGTAATCGTAGAGCAGCGTCCATGAGGGGCAGTACGCCTTTGGCTCGACAAAGACGGGCGTGTCGTCGCCGGCCATCATAAAACGGTGCCAGACGGGGTGCGGGTAATCCCCAAGACCCCAATCGGCGGGAATCAGTTTCTCGTAGTGCTCAGCCACGTAGATCGCCTTGTCCCGGTCGGCAGTCATGTAAATCTGGGCCTTATCCTCGCGTTGGACTGGCTCGGTCCAGTACTTGAAGGTGCCTGGGAATTGCAGGTTGCAGGGGAATATCTCCTGGTAGTAGAACTTTTGGAGGGGCGCCTTAAACCAGTTGGTGCCGGCGAAGATATGATCTCGATTCCACAACAGTTCATTGTCCAAAATCTGTCCGTAGCTCAGGACGTGCCAGTGGCCCAGGAACTCGACCCCCGTGTCGCTGTTGAGGCTGGTCAAGGGGTACTTGAGGTCGTAATAGAACCGCGTGGGGTGGGGCAGGAAATAACGGATGCCCTGACGCACCATGACGCTCTTGCTCTCACGATTGCCAAGGGCGTCCTTCTTCCCCGTAAAATGTTGCTGCTGCTCTTTGTACCATTCCTCGCGTGGAAAGGTGATATTGACCCCGTACTTGAGCATCTGCTCGATGGACGCCTTGAGAATATCAGCGTAGCCGAGGTTGCTGGAGATTTTGTCTATGCTGTCGGTGATGACGCCACAGAGCAATTCATCTTCTTCTGTCTGACGGCTCGGTTTGAAGTCCAGCAAAGGGGTTTTGTTCCTGGCGTTGAATAGCCGGCCCAGCACGGAGGTAACGTAGGCTTTGACCAGGTTCGGCACGACGTTGAAGAACACGGGCGGGTTGGGGACGCAAGCCCCTGTCTCGCGGCCATCAGCGCCCCGGACCTTCAACCACAGGCTCTCATCGTCCACACCCCATTGCCTGAGGGCTTCCCGAATGCCCGGCTCGTCCTCCGCCCCGTGAAACCGGGAGAGCACTTCGTTTATCAGCGTTGGCGTGGTCTGCTTGTAGGGGATGTTATAGGCGGCGTCAATGGCACAGTACGCCTGTGCAACGTGGTTATCGACGCTCGTGTTCAACCCGTCCCGGATGCGGGCGGAGATGTTGTTGATGAGGCGGCGGACCTTCTGCCCCCACTTGTCGGGCGTCTGGGCGAATATGCCGCGGTAAGCGTCGGACGAGACGCCCTTCGTTTTGAGGTAGGCGATGTCAACGGACATAGGGCTTTACCCCTTCCGCTTCATCAGCCGGTCAACAGCGGGGTTCCCGGTCGAGCCTTCGGATTCCTCGGTTTCGGCACTCTCACTTTCGGCAGTCTCGCCGCCATGCTCATCCTCTTCGGTGGCAGCCTTAATGCCGTCCATTGAATGAAGCTCGAAGCCAACCCGCTCGCCGGTGTCGTAACGCTCTGCCGATTCGTGCATGGACGAAACCTTGGAGCGAACGGTAAACGTCAGAAAATCCCCCACAGCGAGATCGGGATGGGCCTTCCTGAACTCTTTGGCGGTCTCCTCCTCAATGCTGAATGAAGGATAGATCACCTCGGGGGTGTCCCGGGATTGCGGGGCTGCGCCGATGGCTGATTCTGGTCGTTTTCTTCCAAGGTCCATATCATGCTCCTGTTCTTCGTTTCGCCATCAGCGAATCAATGGCGGGGTTTCCGGTTACAAGCTGCGGGGCCTCGCCCTCGCGCCCCTGGGGTTCGGTGCTATTTGCGTCGTTGCCTTGAGCGTCCGGGGATTCCGTCCCCGGTTCGCCCTCGCCCGCGTCAAGCTCAGGTGGTTTCTCGGCCGCAACCACGGAGAACTTGCCGGCGTCTGGACGCGGACCTTGATGCTCAGGGAATATTCCTTGCCTTCCTCCAAGTCGGCAACCCACTCATACGTGGTGGGGGAAAGAGTCATGCGGTTGTCGGTCGAGCCGTACTCCTCGTCCAACGTCGGTTGCACGTCCTGCATAAATGTTCTTGAGCCTCTGCCGGGAGGGGCGTTAAGGTGCTGTTTATGGCAAACGCCACGACAATGCAAGAAAATTCTTCACGCGATGGAATTGACGCCCACGGCAACTGGACCCCAACGACGTGCCCCAAGCGGGAGGAACTGCGATGGGCCTGCAGGAACTATCGTTATGTGGCGGCAAACGGCAGGCGCTACACGGGGAAAACGATATCAGCACTCCATTGTCTTGTCGAGCATTGCTGGGAGACGCACCCGGGAAATGCCTGCATTCTCACGATCAGCCAGACGGTCGGCATGGACTCTGGCGTATGGCAAGACCTGGTGAAGATGGTCATCCCGGAGTGGATATCGGGGAACTTCGGCCTGGAGTGGGCGCATGAACCAGGGATCAACGGCGTCACCAAAAAACCTTACTGCTCCATCACTAACCGGCACGGCACGGAGACGCAGATCGCCCTCGAATCATTGCAGGTCGAGGATGAAGTCGAGGACAGGTTCAAGCCCCGCCGGTACTCGATGATCTACATCCCGGAGTTGACCACCTTCACCAAGCGCCAGACGTT